TCGTAGATACACTTTAGCATCTTTATTAGGCTTACAAGCTGTTGATGATGATGGTAATTTAGCAGTAAAAGAAAAACCAAAACCAAAACCAAAAAACTGGTTAATAAAAAAGAATGATATTAAAAATTGTGAAAATGCTATAATTTCTGGTAAATACACAATAAAAGACATAAAAGAAAAATGGAATATGTCTGATGATATAAATAATCAATTAAATAATTTAACAATCAATAAAAATCAATAACTATGAGTTCACTAATTAATGCAAGTATTAGGGTAGATAAATTACCTAAAGAAAAATTTATAAAAGGCAGACCAGATGCTGAAGGTAAAACACCTATATATTACAATTTTACAATATCTATTCAAGATGAAACAAGATATGGTAATAACGTAGCTATAACTGATTCACAAACTAAAGAAGAACGTGAAGCTAAAAAGCCTAAAAATTATTTAGGAAATGGTAAAGTAGTATGGACAGATTCAAATATAGTCCTAGCAGAACGTGAAGAACAAAAACTTGATATTATTTCAGGAACAGAATCAGCACACACAACAGACTTACCATTCTAAGAATACTTTTTTACTAATAATTAAAGGTATGGATTTTAGAATCTGTACCTTTTTTTTTTATCTTTATTTAATGACAGAAAAACAAACAGAACAATATCTCTATATGCAATTAATTGAAGAAGATTGTTATATAGACACAAAAGAAAAAATAGACTATCCACCAGTAGCTTTATCTTATGGTGAACAATTAATAAAATCAAGATCTGGTGATAAACTTTTGCCTATTCCAATTTGCAGTTATGGAAACATTATTAGTTTAGCTGCACCACCTAAAACAAAAAAATCTTTTTTTATATCATTATTAGCTTCAGTATTTTTAAGTGGTTCTAATATGTATGGTGGTCAATTAAAAGGTCATAGAGGTAATGGAAATTGTGTTCACATAGACACAGAACAATCCAGGTGGCATTCACAGAATTGTTTTTCTAGACCTTTTGCAATGGATTATAAAACAGATGCAAGTAAATACAATACATTTGCACTAAGAACAATCCCACATAAAGACAGGTTGAATTTTTTGGAATACTATTTGAGTAAGTTAAATGAACCATCTTTAGTTTGTTTAGATGGTGTAGCTGATTTGGTAAATGATGTTAATGATTTAATAGGATGTAATGCTTGTGTGCAAAAATTAATGGAACTTTCAGAAAAATATAAATGTGCAATAATTTGTGTAATTCATAATAATTTCGGAACTTCTAAAATGACAGGTCATCTCGGATCAGCACTAGCCAAAAAAAGTGAAACTATAATTGAGTTGGAACAAAACACAGTTAATAAAGATTGGGTTACTGTTCATTGTAAACAAAGTAGAAATTATGCTTTTGAAACATTTAGTTTCGAAGTTAATGATTATGGATTACCTTTGGTAGTTGATGATTTATATGATCCTTTAAAAAGTAATGGTTAAAAAAAAAATGATTCTTGTTGCAAAAAAACACAACACCTGGATAGATATTGTAATATCTTTTGGATGTAATAGAAGAACTGCTGAGGACATCACACAAGAAATGTATATTAAAATTCAACTTAAATTAGAAAAAGGTTTAGATATAATGTATAATGATGAAATAAATTATTATTATATATTCAAAACACTAAGAACTTTATTCCTGGACTTAAAACGAAAAGGTAAAAACATATCAATGATATCATTAGACAATGTACACTTAATAAACAATGATGTAAATTATACAGAAAGTTATGATAAAGTAAAATCAGAACTATCTAAAATGTATTGGTATGATAGAAAAGTATTTGAAATTATTAATTCTGGTGAAAGTATTGCAGAGTTTTCCAGAAAATCTTATATACAATATTATTCACTTTACAACACATACAACAAAGTAAAAGACAAACTAAAAAAATTATTATGAGCAAATTAATATATGGTATGACATATACTTTAAATAATGAAGAACAAGAATTAATTAAACAAATGTCAGACAAATTAAATAATCAAGATGAATCTTATTTTATTAATAATTATAAAGTAGATAAAAAAATGAAATTTTATACAATGTGTTTAAATGGTTTTTCAGCAGAACTTGCATTTTGTAAAATGTGTAATGTAGAATTTGATAATGGAACTTCATCTAATAAAAATTATTTTAATTCAAATGATGCTGTTTTAAAAAATGGCAAAACTATTGATGTAAAAAACACAACATATAAAAATGGAAGGTTATTAGTTAGAGTTGGTAAAGAAGAAAAATATGTAAACGGATATGCCTTAATGACTGGAGAATTTCCAACTTTTACATTTTCTGGGTGGTCATCATACGAAAATATTATAAAGCCTACTAATATAGGTACATTAGGAAATTATCCTACTAAGTCATATATATTAAATCAATATGAACTTAACAAAGAATTAAATATAGAATAATATGAATATAGCTTTCTTACACCCTTGTCCAGTATGTATTAGTCTTTCAGTAATATTCTACTTAATCTACAAAAAATATAAAAAATGAAACTAGGAGATTTAATATATTACATTACAAAATATACAGGCATCAAATATATAGTTGAAACCTATCACGCATTTAAAGGAACTAAATGTAATTGTGATAAAAGAAGAAAAAAATTAAATAAGATTAAAATTAAAAGATGGTAAAATTTGAAAAAAAAGATTTTAAACTTTGGACAGTATTCAGGATGGGTACAAAACAACACATATCAGCATCAGAATTTCAACTGGTCTGTGAACTACACAGCAAGTATTACAAGCATAGTTTTTATAAACCCTGCACCTGCTCCCCTAAAACAATAAACAAATGGATTAAGGATTTAAATATTGTTTGGAATAATGGGAATCCAGAAAGTTAATCAATGGGAAAAAGCAGTAGTGATGATTTTAAACCTTGATGGATGGGATTTAAAACACACTGGTGAAGGAAATACTAGATGGGATGCAGCAGGTAAAACCCCAAAAGGTTTTGATTGTATTATTGAAATGAAATTCCGAAATAAATATTATGAAGAAAAACTAATTGAAAAAGATAAATATGATTATTTAATGTCTTTAGATAAAAACATTATTAAATTGTATTTTGTTAATGATCCTAAAGGTAATTTTCTTTACTGGCTAAACACACTAGAATTACCAAAACCTATTAAAATGTATTGTCCAGACACTACAATGTGGACAAAAAGAAGATTAAAAAAAGATGTATATCTTCTAAAAGAAAACCAAGCCAGTAGAATAAACATAAACTTTTCCTAAAATAATAGTTATTGAATTTTGTTAATAACTTATTTAATTATATATTTGATTAAATAAAACAAACAAAATGAAAAAAAAATTAAACATTATTGGGGATGCAATTTTTATTGTATCAATCTTTATATTATTCTGGGCATCACTTTGGATATTTGCATAATATGAAAAAAGAAAAAAAAGTTAGACAGTACAGGTCAAGGCAAGGTAGATCTGATAAACAATATGAAAGTAATATGATTCTGTTCGGTATATCCTGTGCAGGTCTTTTTATAGTTATAGTATTGTTATTATTATTTTAAAATGAATAAGTATTTAAACTATTTAAATGATAATTATTTTAGAGAAATAAATCACACACAAATTGAAAGTAAAATTAATAAATATGAATCATCCATTCGAAAACGAAATCTTCAACGCATTCAGAGTTAATGAAATTAAAATTAAAAAAGCAATAGAACTTTTACAGCGAAACAATTATAAAGTTTATAAAAAAATTAAAGAATGATTTTACTTGTAGATGCTGATAGTTTAATCTTTGCTAGTTGTTACAGGTCAAAAGAAAATCCTGATGATAATCCATACTATGAAAACATAGAAGATGCTAAAATTAAGTTTGACCATCAATTTATGAAAATAGTAAATGACTTAGAAGAACATTATGAAATAGATAAAGTCATCACATTTAATGGCAGTAAAGGAAACTTTAGAAAAATTCTTACTTCTAAATATAAAGCTAATAGAAAAAAACAAACATTACCACCATTACTTCACGAAATGCACCAATACGTTAAAGATCAATATAGCAGCATCTTTGGTTTTGGTATTGAAACAGATGACCTGGTAGCTAGGTACTGGTATGAAATTAGTAACACAATAGGAAAAGAAGAAGTAATGATTGTAAGCATAGATAAGGATTATAAACAATTCCCCTGCTTGATATATAATTACCACCACAAACACAAACAAATAATTAATATATCAAAACAAGAAGCATTATATAACTTCTATGAACAATGCATAGTAGGAGATACAGCAGACAATGTAAACTACTTTAAAGGAAAAGGTAAAGCATTTGCAAAGAAATATTATAAAGACTGTAAAACACAATATCAATACACTAAACAACTATATTTGTTATTCCAACAAAAATATAAAGGTAAAGCAAGACAGAAATACACAGAATGTTATAACCTTTTAAAACTAAGAACACAATGAATAACCTATATCCAATAGATATTGCAGACAAAATAAAAGAATTATCTGGTATTAATGTATTTAGAAACACAAGGGAACGAAAAGTCGTTGAACATAGAGCATTACTATCTTACATACTAAGACACAACCTAAAAATGAGATGGACTAATATTGCCTTATTCTATGAAAACAATGGTAAAAGAATG